ATGAGCGAGACGAGCACCCCCGCGCCGGAGAGCGCCCCCCTGGTCTGGATCGACTGCGAGATGACCGGCCTGCACCCCCAGGTCGACGAGCTCGTCGAGGTGGCGGTGCTCATCACGGACGCCGAGCTGAACATCCTGGACGAAGGCATCGACCTGGTGATCCGTCCCTCCGCGGCGGCCCTCGAGCAGATGGACCCGTTCGTCCGGGACATGCACACCACCTCCGGCCTGCTGCCGGAGCTGGCGGAGGGCCTCGAGCTCGACGACGCCGCCGCGCGCGTCCTCGAGTACATCGCCGCCCGCGTGCCCGCCGGCAAGGGCCTGCTGGCCGGCAACACGGTGGGCCAGGACAAGCTGTTCCTCGCCCGCTACATGCCCGCCGTCGTCGACCACCTGCACTACCGGATCGTGGACGTGTCCACCGTGAAGGAGCTGGCCCGGCGCTGGTACCCGCGCGCCTACTACCAGGCCCCCGCCAAGACCGGCGGCCATCGCGCCCTCGGGGACATCAAGGACTCCATCACCGAGCTGCGCTACTACCGGGCGGCCGTCATGGCCCCCGCCCCCGGCCCCACCACGGAGGAGGCCCGCGCCATCGCGGAGGTGGTGTCCGGGGCGCAGGCCTGAGCCTGCGGGCCGGTCCCCCGTCACCCCCGCTCCCCGATTCGGCGCTGCGCGGGATCTGGTGTACTGTAGAGCCCGCTGCGCCGCGCGGATCCGTCCGTGTGAGGCAGGCATGGTGGGCGTAGCTCAGTCGGCAGAGCGTCTGGTTGTGGTCCAGAAGGTCGCGGGTTCAATCCCCGTCGCTCACCCCACCGTAAGGCCCGGAATCATGCGGATGATTCCGGGCCTTATCTCGTCTTGGTAGTGCTGTTGGGTAGTGCTCGGTCCCCACGGGGTACGCACATCATCGGAGAGCACCAGGAGAGATGCGTTGGCTACCATCCAGACGCGCACGAACAAGGCCGGCCGGACCACGTACCGGGTCGGCTTCTACGAGGACGGCAGGTTCCAGTGGCTGCCGGCCCTCGCCCACGAGGCCGGCGCCCAGCGCATCAAGGCGATCGTGGAGGACCCACGGCAGGGGCCCACGGTGGCCCGCCGGATCCTCGAGGCCCAGGTGGACAGCGCCCCGGGCATGCCCACGCTCGCCGAGTTCTTCCCGCGGTACATCGAGCACCGCGGGCTCCGCTGCACCCCGGGCACCCTGGCCGGGTACGAGGCAGAGGCCGCGCGCACGTTCCTGCCCCGCCTCGGCGAGCTGCCCGTGGACATGATCGACCGCCGCACGGTGGCCGAGTGGATCCGGTGGCAGCTGCAGCAGCCCACGGCCCGCTGGCGCGCGGCCGCCGCCCGCGCCGCGGCCGCCACTCCCCCGCGGCCCGAGCCGCCGCTGGCCACGGTGTCTCCGAAGACGGTCCGCAACGCGCACGCCCTGCTCTCCGCGGTCCTCGGCTTCGCCGTCCAGGAGGGCATCCTGCCAGCCAACCCCGCGCGCGGCGCCGACCTGCCCGACGACGACGTCGAGGAGGAGCGCGGCATCTTCAGCCGAGCCGAGTGGGCGCGCTTCTACGCAGCCATGTCCGAGTCGTACCAGCCGCTGCTGATCGTCCTGCTCGTCACCGGCGCCCGCTGGGGCGAGGCCACCGCCCTGCAGGTCCGCGACCTCGACGTCGCCGCCAGCGTCATCCACGTGCGCCGCGCCTGGAAGAAGGGCAAGGAGGGCGCCGTCCTCGGCGTCCCCAAGACCGCCCGCGGCCGCCGCACGATCATGCTCCCCGACTGGGCCGTCGAAACGCTCGAGCCATTGGCCGCCGGCCGCGCCGCAGACGAGTTCCTCCTGACCGCCCCCGGCGGCGGCGTCATCCACCGCACGAACTTCGTCGAGCGCCACTGGAAGCCAGCGCTCGCGGCCGCCGGGATCGCCAAGCACCTGACCCCGCACAGCCTGCGGCACACGTTCGCCTCGTGGGCCCTCATGGACGGGGTCCCCGCGCAGGTCGTCCAGCACCGCCTCGGCCACGAGTCGCTGCAGACCACCTCCCGCGTGTACGCGCACCTTCTCCTGGACGCCCAGCGCGCCGCGGTCGACGCGATCGGCTGGGAGCCCTCCCCCGGCACCTGACCCCCTGGCACAGCGAGAGGCCCCGCCCAGCTGGCTGCTGGACGGGGCCTCTCTTGCGCTTCCCTTCGCGGCCTCCACGCTTCCCGAGAGGGCGGACACGTTAAGCCGCCGGCACGGTCACGGGCCCGTCACGACAGCGTCGCACTCCACCGAGGGCAACTCACCGGCCTCGCTGGTCTCGCGGTCCAGGGGCGTGCGCGCGTTCAGCACGGTCAGGCTGCAGGCCACCCGGCCGCGTGCCAGCGCGTCTGGGGCGCTGGCGAGCACCTGCACCCGGTCGCCTTCCTTCGCGTCCGGAACGTCCAGGATCAGCCACTGGCCGGGGCCGGCATGCTTGGAGGGGATCCACTCGTTCCTGGGCCCGGTCGTGGTCGCCACGAGCCGGCCGTTGACGAAGATGTTCCAGTGCCCCTTGATCGCGCCCTTCACGTTCGGGTCGTCGGGCACCCACTGCAGGAGTGCAGAGACCGACACGGGGCCCTGCGAACGCGCGGGCTCGGCAGCTGCCGCAGCGCGCGAGGTGGATGGGGCAGGGCTGGCCGAGGTGACCGCTGCACTGGTCGTGGGGCCGGGGGTGGCGGGGACATCAGCTCCGCATCCCGTGAGCGCGAGGCCGAGTGCGGCGCACAGGGCGGCCGCGCGGCAGCGGATGGAGGACATGGACGGCCCCTTCGTTAGGTGAGAGTGCTCACAGCGTAGATCAACCTTCGGAGGCCGCCGGCGCCCGCATCGCGCGCTCGCGGGTCTGCCTTGCCTCCCGGGCCCGGCGCGTGATCACCGGGTAGGCGGCGATCGCCACCGGGTCCTCGGCCAGCACCGCCACGCGCATCGCCAGCGCCGTCCCCCGCAGCCCGACCAGGTGCTCGGCGGCCCGGTCACGCGCGGCCCCGTGCCGCCACCGCCGCCCCCACAGCTGCATCACCATGTGGTCACGCACGGACAGGTGGCCGGCGCTCGCGGGAGCCTGGGTGCTTGTGGTCATGCCAGGACGGTACGTCCGGGGCCAGACAGGCTAGACGGTGTCGCGGTGCTCGGGGATCCGCGCCTCGAGGTGCTCCCGCTCGGCGCGGGTGAGGCCAGCGAGCCGGTCGAGGAGGACGAGCGGGGTCACCCACAGTTCGTCGGCGAGCTCGTCCAGGCTCATGGACCATGGCAGGGCGGCGGAGAGCTGCTCGAGCGTGATCAGCTGTCGGGCCGCGGCCGCGCGCACGGCGTGCTCGACGGCTGGCGGCTGGCAGCCGCGGTGGCCGTGCTCGAGGTGCACGAGCTCGTGGGTGAGCGCGCACCGCCGCTCGGCCTGCGTCATGCGGGGGTCGAGCCAGATCACCGTCGCGCCGTCGGTCGCGGCTGGCGCCGTCGGGTGTGGGCGGGCCCAGACCACGACGACGTGCGTCAGCGTGCGCAGCGCCCTCCAGGGGTGGAACATGCCGGCACCGTAACCGTGAGACGAGACACGGTATGGGCGAGCACGAGCTGGACTGTGGTGGACTGAGCGCGCCTGCGTGACAAAGGGTCGAACATCTGTTCGACTGGAGTAGGTCTTCCAGGGAAGGAGCGATTGCGATGGCGAACACCTCAGCGATTGAGTGGACCGAGGTGACGTGGAACCCCGTGACCGGTTGCGACCGCGTGGCGGCTGGCTGCGACAACTGCTACGCGCTGACCTTGGCCAAGCGGCTCAAGGCGATGGGTGCTGAGAAGTACCAGAACGATGGGAACCCGGTGACGTCCGGCCCCGGGTTTGGCGTCACCCTCCATCCGAAGGCCCTGGACCAGCCCCGCTCGTGGAAGGCCCCGCGAGTGGTGTTCGTGAACTCCATGAGCGATCTCTTCCACGCCAAAGTTCCGTTGGGGTTCATCCGGGACATCTTCGACGTCATGCGCGAGACGCCGCAGCACACATATCAGGCGTTGACGAAGCGCTCACTGCGGATGGCCCGTCTAGCCGACCGCCTCGACTGGCCGGCCAACTTGTGGATGGGCGTCTCCGTGGAGGACGAGACTGTGACGGGCCGCATCGACCATCTCCGCGAGGTGCCGGCAGCGGTCCGGTTCCTCTCCTGTGAGCCCCTCATCGGACCCCTGCGGGATCTGGATTTGGCCGGCATCGACTGGGTCATCGCGGGCGGCGAGTCTGGTGCGAACCATCGCCCCATGGACCAGGCCTGGGTGGAGGACATCCGCGACCAATGTGTGTCTGCCGACGTGGCGTTCTTCTTCAAGCAGTGGGGTGGGCGGACGCCTAAGGCCAACGGGCGGCTCTTGGAGGGGCGCACCTGGGACGAGATGCCTACCGCCCGCGCCGCGCTGGCAGGATGACCGCGCGCCCCTCCACCATGTCTTTGGTGTAGCCCTGGGCGATCCCGGCCTTCTGGAGATTTTTGATGGCCTGCCGTACCTCTGAGGCGCCTGCCGTGCCGAGGTGTTCGCCCAGCCAGTGGGGCACGTCGTCGCAGATCCGCACTGCCTGGCCTTGGCCGAGGTGAGACGAGAGCCTCGTCTGGATGGCGGCGATGGCCCGGTTTCTGACGTCGGTCTGCTCTGCGACCACCTGCTGGTCGAACGTCTCCTGCAGGTCGAAGAGCGACCCCTGGGTGTCGTCGAGCAGTCCCTGGTAGTAGTTCTCGGAGTTGACCTGCCGCCACTTCCTGTGAGCCCGAGCCGCGGCGTCAGCGAAGAGCATGGGCGCAGCGAAGTGCTGGTAGAAGAGCATCAGCGTGAAGATCGGCCCCTCAGACGGGGTCCGGCGGATTGGGACGGAGATAACGTTGTGGGCGGTCTCTCCGGTCATGCGCTGCATGTACTCGCGCGCCACGTAGGAGGCGGCTGTAGCGGCGGAGGAGCTGTCGCCACTCACGTCAGCCTGCCGCCGAGCCTCAGCGAAGACCTCCCGCCACCACGGGCCACCAAGAAAACGGTCACCGCGGAGGAGGGTGACGGTCTCGCCACTTGAGGCGGAGGCTCCCTTCCGGACGACCCCTCCGATGCGCCACACGGTGGAGAGACTGAAGTTCAAGAGGACCTCGGTCGACCGCGCTGGCCGCAGGAGCAGCTTCGAGGCGACGACGTCGTACGGCAGGGCCGTGCCGAACGGGTCGAGAAAGAACAGAGCTGGGCGGGTGCCGATGTCGTTGAGGATCGCGTCGATCTGCTCCTCCACGGCGCCGTGGTGCAGATAGACGGGACCTGCCCCCTGCCCCTGCGCGGCGACCGCGTGCCGGAGGGTCTCCGCATGGGCCCTATCTCGCTCCACGAGGTGGATGTGCATGATGCGGTTCTGCGCTGCAAGCTTGCGTGCGATGTCCACCGCGTAGAGCGGCGAGCCCTTGTGCGCGTCGTCGTACTGCCCCGCGCCGGCGTAGCCATCGACATAGGCCACCTCCCGAGGGGCCTTGCTAGCAACCTTCGTGGCCCACGCTGTGAGGTAGTCCTCAAGCACCTTGAGCTTGAAGACCGCGGCGGGCTGCTGCGACGTGAAGAAGTTCTTGTTGGCGCTCATGCGCCGGCCTCGTCACCCGGGTCCTGGTTCTCTTCGCCGACGTCGCCCCACTCCCGGGCCTGCCGGTCACGGGTCAACTCGAAGTCGGGGTGTGCTGCCAGATCGAAGTCGGCCGGCGCACCGGCCACCGCGGTCTTCTGTTCAGCGCCAGCGTCACCGCCGCGCGCTCCCCCGCGCTCGGCCGTGCCGCGCTCGCGGTCCTGGTGCTGGTCTGGGCGGTCGTGCTCGTCATGGTGGTCCGTCCTACGGCGGTCGAGCATGACCCGGAGGACTGCGGTGAGCAGCTCCTGGTCATACGTCGAGAGGTCAGGGGATTCCTGAACGACGTCGAGGACCGACGGGTGAAGAGCCGAGTCGAGCTCCACTCCCATGGACTCCAGCGCTGCGGTGGCCACGTGGGCCACGGGCACCTTCAGCACGAGCGCGAGCATCGTGATGTTCTCGCCCTTGATCGAGGTGACCGGGGTGGACTTGAGCCGCGCGAAGCTGGTGTGGCTCATGTCGTACCCCGCGCGCTCGGCGCGGGCAGCAAGGTCGCGGAGGGACCAGCCGTTCCGCTCCTGGGCTGAGGCGATCAGCCGGCCCAGCGAGTGCATGTCGTTCATGGCGACCAATCTGCGGGGCGACGCCAAGGGGAGCAACCGACCTCGGACACCCGCTGTTGCGTGGGAGTGGACACCGAAACGGTAGCAACAAAGGGGGCGGTATGCCGCATGGCGGCGCGGATATGGGGCTATCGGCGCGGACCTGGAGAGAAGCAGGTGGACACCTGGGCCAACTCGCTGTACCGTTTTGCTGGACACCACGTCACGCGAAAGGTTACAGTCATGGGGCAAGTCATTCACCTGCCACTCGGGGAGCTCTACATGAAGTTGCGGGACCGCAAGCGACTCCAGCGCCTGATGATCGTCCAGGACGTCTCAGCGCGGCAGCTGGCACGCGCCGCCGGCTGGAAGTCGCACTCATACATGAACCGCCTGCTCAACGGGCAGGCCGAGACCCTCGCACCCGAGCCCGCTCTGCGCATCGCCCATCACCTGGGCGTCGGCGTCGAGGACCTTTTTTTGACCAAGGTGGAACGTCCCACGCACCACAACGGAACGCATGAAAGGACAGCGGCATGACCGCACTCACGCCCTTCCAGTACGGCGCCACCGCCGTGCGCACTGCCGTCATCGACGGCGAGCCCCACTTCGTCGCCGCCGACCTCTGCGCCGTCCTCGAGATCGGCCGCCAGCAGGACGCCACCCGCTACCTCGACGCCGATGAGAAGAGGGGGTGTCTGGTAGACACCCCCTCCGGCCCGCAGACCATGGTCGTCGTCACCGAGGCCGGCATGTACTCGCTGGTGCTGCGCTCGCGGAAGCCGGAGGCGAAGGCGTTCAAGCGGTGGCTGACGCACGAGGTGCTCCCGGCGATCCGGAAGACGGGCGCGTACTCCGTGCAGCGTGAGCTGACCGAGGACGAGATCATCCACCGGGCCCTGACCCTGACGGTGGCGAAGGTCGAGGCGCTCGAGGCGAAGGTCGCCGAGGACGCACCGAAGGTCGCCGCGTGGGAGTCGATCGTGTCCTCGGCCGGCTCGTGGTCGTACAACGACGCCGCGAAGGTGCTGTGCGAGTCCGGGCAGATCGAGATCGGCGAGAAGCGCCTCGTGAAGGCCCTCGTGGACTGGGGCTACCTCTACCGCGACGCGAAGGGCCGTCCGCACGTGTACCAGCGGTACGTCGAGCAGGGCCTGTTCGTGGTGAAGGCCCGCACGTACCGCGACCTCGTCTCGGGCGAGGTGCGGGAGTCCGCGGCCCCGCAGGTCCGGCTCACCGGCAAGGGCCTCGGCGTCGTCCGGTCCCGTCTGACCGATCAGCCGGCCTTCGAGCTGCTCGGCATCCGGGTGGTGACGGCATGACCGCCCCCGCCGCGCCTTTCTACGTCGAGAACCTGCGCCGCGCCCGGCTGGCGCGCACGGCCCGGGCCGCGGAGCTCGCGGCCGCCCGCCTGGAGGACCTCGAGCACCTGGCCGCCGACCGCGTGACCCGTGAGGCCGCGGCTCCGCGGGCCGGTTTCCCCACGGTCGAGGCCATGGAGCGGTTCTGCCGCCGGGTGGGCCGTCACGACCTGATCCAGTCCCTTCCCCTGCAGAGGAGCGCAGCATGACCGCCGCCGTCGCCCAGACCGTCGAGGTCCCCGCCGTCCTCACGACCGCCGACCTCGCCACCCGCTGGCAGGTCTCCGAGGAGTGGGTCCAGGACGCCGCGAAGGCCGGCCGGATCCCCGGCTTCAAGGTGGGCCGCGCGTGGCGGTTCCGCGTCGATGCGGTCCTCGCCCACGAGGAGGCCGAGCAGGCCGCCCTGTCCCCCGCGAACGTCTTCGCGCTCGCCCCCGGCGCCGTAGCCCGCCGGGCCCGCCGCGCCACCGCCTGACCATCCACCCCGGCCGCGCGTCCCGCGCCGGCCACCACCCACAGAGGAGACCCACCATGTACTTCCAGATCGACCCTCCCGGGTCCGACTTCACGAGAGTCCATCTCGACGTCCCGAACGGGCAGCTCGAGGAGATCATCCGCGCCGTGACGACGTCGCAGCCTGCGACCGTCACCGGCGAGGCACAGCACACGAAGATCGAGGCCCTGCTGGAAGAGGCAGTCGAGCTGCTCAAGTCCGTCGCGCTGTCCGTGATGCCTCCGGTGTACCGCTTCTCGGGGAACGCCAGAGCCTCAGGCCGCATGGGTCCCGAGGACCTGACGCGTGGAGTGTGGGCGATCCCTGCCGACGACATGCGCGTCTCCTTCGCGGGCACGACGCTCGCGGACGAGGACGCGTGCCGCCGCGTGGACGACGTCGACCAGGACGGCCCGGACTGCGAGGGCCCCGAGGGCGGTGAGTCCGCGTGAGCGTGGTGTCGCTGCAGGAGGAGCTGGGGATGGTCGCGCCGTCGCGGCGGTCCACGTGGTGGGCGCCGGCGGATGGGTCGCTGGGCTGCGCGGTGCGTGACGTCGTGCGCGCCGGCCTGGCCGTGGCCGTAGTGCTCGCGCTGTTCGCGGCCCCGGGCCTGGTGGATATGGCCGTGACGGCCTTGCTGGGCGGGGGTGCACGATGAGCGCCTCGACGATCGATCGCCCGCACGAGGCACTGCAGGCGAACGCGGATGTCCTCGGCGTCGTGCCGTGCCCGTCGGTCGTGATGTGGCGGGCCCCTGCCCCGGCGGCTTCCGGCGGCGGCCCGGCCGAGTGGTTGCACTGCGCCGCGTGCGGCCAGGCCGAGTGGTTCCCGCACGGCGGCCACGGCCGCGCCCTGCTGGTCGAAGCCCTCGACGAGCACCTGCAGCACCGCGGGGGTGGTGGCCGTGGCTGAGCACCGCAGGCACCACCAGATCCTGGTGCAGGTCGTGGACCGCAAGCCCATGCCGCAGCCGTACCCGTGGGTGTCGTACCGGTCTCGTGACGAGCTGCGCGCCGCGGTCGTGCGTGCGACGCGCGTCTACTGGGCGTCCGCGCGCCGCGTGGACGTGACGCTCGCGGGCTCGGACTGGCGTGAGTGCCGGGGCGAGGTCTTCCTGTCCCTCCCGGGTGGCCAGACCGTGGACGCCCGTTTCTTCCCCGTGTTCGACCCGAGCCGGCCCGCCTCCGAGCAGGCCCGCAGGTCCGAAGGAGACCGGTGATGACGGATATGACCGAGATCGCGACCGAACCCAGCCGCCAGACGGAGGACGGCGTGGAGCACACCCCGTGTCAGCTGGCGGACCCGGACATCTGGTTCACGCCGTCGTCGGAGGCGGCGGCCGTGACTGCGTGCTGGGAGTGCCCTGCCCGCGACGCGTGTCTGCGGGCGGCCATGGACGCCGAGGGGACGGCGCGCACGTCGTCACGGTTCGGGGTCTGGGGCGGGCTGACGCCGATGCAGCGCTCGGCCTTGCACCGGGCGGACCGCCCGGGACGTCACACGTCTGCCAAGGCGGGTGATCGCTGATGGGCGGCAAGGTCGCGGCGGCGTACCACGGCGTGCCGTGCGATGGCCGGTGCTGCCGGCAGAACCGGCACCTGGGTGTGTGCCCCCACAGGCGGGTGTGTGAGTACCACCTGCGCGAGGACGCCCGCACGGCTCGTGCAGAGCGTGAATCAGAGCAGATCGCGGACCTGCAGCGGGCCGCGGAGAGAGCGATGAGGAGACCACGATGACCACCCAGCCCGCACCCCGCGCCACGGTCACGGTCGCCGACCTGATCGTCGAGAACCGCGACCTCCGGGACCGCGTCACCGAGCTCGAGGCGCACCTGGCCCGCCTCCTCGCTCTCCCCGCCACCTGCCCCGTCGCGGAGCCCCGCCCCTGCACGACCGTGCTGCGCCCGCGGCTCGTACCGGACACGGACCCGACGGAGCGGCTCGGCGGCGAGCAGGGCACGACCCGGCTGGCCGCGGCCGCCGCCGAGGTACACGAGTGGGCCCAGGCCACGGCGGACCGCCGTCGCCGAGTGCCGTCGTCCGCACCGATGGCGGTGACTACGTGACGGCCCCCGCGGCGCCCGCCGCATCCATGACCCAGCAGGACCCCACCGTCTCGAAGGAGAGAACCAGCATGTTCACGCAGACCTACACCCCCGGCCACCCGTTCCACGACCCGCGCGAGTGGCAGGGCCCGCTGAACCCGGCCACCCCGGATGAGGCGATCCAGGCTGGGGACCTCGTGATGGCCCGCCGCGGCCCCTCCGTCCGCGTCGGCGTGGCCGCCGAACGGAACAAGACCGGCCGCTGGGTGGATTCGACCGGCCTCGTCCTGATCCCGAAGGAGCGCTCCGGGGATCTCTGGGAGGCCTGGATCATCCAGTCCCCCGGCCCCGAGCCGCTCCCCACCGAGGCCCCGGCCCTGATCACGAACGCCATGGACGGCGAGGGCGACCGCGCCACCACCCTCGTCCTCAACGCGGACGGCCTCTGGTACGGCACCTGGGAGACCTCCGAGACCGACGACGAAGGCCTCCCGGTGTACGTGATCGCCACCGCCGAACCGGACGCGCTCCTGGCCTTCACCGACCCGGACGGCGTCGAGTGGGCCCGTGACGACGCGGCCGCCCCCTGGGAGCAGCAGGAGGCCCGGGCATGAGCGCCACCGTCGACCCCGTGGAGGAGCCGACCCCCGAGCCCGCGCCGGCGGAGCCGACACCTGAACCGGCGGGCGAGCAGACCCCGGCGCCCACCCCGACCCCGCAGGCCGGGGACCCATGGGAGCCCTGCACGTTCGACGACCTCCGTCTCCGGGACCGTCTGCGCTGCCAGTGGATCCACCGCGGCCGCCTCCTCGCCCGCGAGGGCACGGTGGCCGGGTTCTCGACACTGGTCGGCACGGACCCGCAGAGCACGACGACCGCGGTCCTCGACACGGAGGGCCTGGTGATCGTCACCCGCCGAGAGGCGGAGTCCTCCGCGGTCCTGACCCGCGTCCCGGCCCCCGTACAGCCAGTGGACTACGCGACCCTCCCGGCCGTGTTCGGGGAGATCCTCACGGACATCCGCGGCCTCGACGGCCGCACCCACACCAGCGCGGTGTGGAACGGCTTCCACTGGTTCACCGAGGGCGGCGAAGCCCTCAACGCGACCGACATAAGCGCCGCCACCCACCAGGACCACCGCCTCACCCACGACGGCGAGACCGAGATCGGTCAACCCCGCTTCCGGAAGGAGCCCCTCGCATGAACCCGCACACCATCCTCCGCAGACTCACCGCCCTCGTGGGCGCCGCGCTCGCGGGCCTGCGGGTCCGCCGGCTGATCCGTGAGGCTCGGCTGGGCTGCAGGCACGTGCATGACCGGGATGCGGCGGCGGGCGCCGTCGTCGCGGCCCTGGGCGTGCTGGTGCTGGCGCATCGGCTGTCGGAGACCGAGGCACTGGTCCGCATCTTCCCGGACGGTGCAGGCGGCGATCGGGGGTCGGTCATCCTGACGCGCGGTGACGCCGTCTCGGCGGTCACCCATGCGATCCCGTTCTCGTGCGTGGAGTCGCTGACGGCGCTGGCGCCGGCGGTGCGTCGCCTGGCCCGGGCGGAGGTGGCGGCGTGAGGGTCACCTTGGACACGATGCAGTTCCGGCAGGCTCTGGCGGCGGCGTTGCCGCACACGGGCGGCCCGAAGTCGGGTGTGCTGGAGCACCTGCGGGTGCAGGTCTCGGACCGCTGGGTGTGGGTCATGGCCTCGTGCGGGTTCACGTCTGTGATGGCGCGGTCGTCCGTGCTGGAGGTGGAGGATCTGACCGGGGATCCGGCCACGGACGCGTTCCACCTGTCCCCTGCGGCGGCGAAGGCTGTCCTGGCGGTGTTCACGCTGGCGGACGAGCTGGACCAGACCATGCTGATGATCACCCGGGAGATCACGGACGCCGGTCACCAGCTGACGTTCCAGGACGTCGGTGGCCTGCTGGCGGGCAACGAGCTCGTCCTGCAGGGCGGTGACCCGGATCCGGAGTTCCCGAACGTCCCGGCCTCGGTGATGCCGGCCCCGTTCGTGGGCGAGGAGCTGCCGTTGCACACGCTGGTCCACGAGAAGGGCCTGGCCCGCTTCGTGCGGACGGCGAAGGCGTACGGCGGGGAGCTGACGATCACCGGCAACCGCCGTACCGGGGCCTCGTACCTGGTGGCCGCCGGACCGCACTGCCGCGGCCTGCTCACCATCGCCCGCCTGGACCCCGAGGACGGGGACACCCCCGACTTCGGTGGTCTCGAGCTGGACTGGCGTGAGCAGACCGAAGACCTCGCCCACGCCTTGAACCGCATCCAGCGCGAGCACCTGGCCCGGAAGGACGAGACCGAGGCCAAGGAGGCCCTGGCCGCCGCGGTCCGCAAGGGCTTCAAGGACGACGCACTCGACGGTCTCACCGTCTCCACCGGCGGCTCATCCTTCACCATCACCCGCGACGACGTCGCCCGGCTTGACGAGGTGGACTCGTGAAGCTCGCTGCCGCTGTAGCCGTGTGGGTGGCCCTCGTCGCCCTTCTGGTGGTCGACGCCCCTGGGGAGGACCACCTGCTGACCACTGCCCTGCTGCTTGCCGTCGCCCTGACGGCCGCCACCGTGGACCGACTCACCCGCACCCTGAACGGAGAGACCGATGACTGACCTGCCCACGCCCCCCGGCCACATCGCCATCACCCACGAGGACATTCAGCGGGCTCTGGGGTGGATCTACGAGATCGCGGACGGCCCGTCCGCCAACCCCAACGAGACCCCGGAGGACAGCCGGGACGTATCCATCGCCATGAAGCTCGGGGCGACGGCTCTGGCGATGAAGCCCCAGTACGAGCACGCCGCCAGTGTCATCGTCCGCACGTACTGCGACTTGATCGGCATTGACCACGACGCGCTGGAGGGCGACCTCCTCAGGTTGGTCGCTGAACACCGGGTCGCCGAACTCGGCAAGCAGATCGACGAAGGAGAGGACCATGCCTGACCTGACGCTCGACCACCCCGCCGTCGAGGCGGCGAGCAAGGCATGGGGCGACTCTGCCCCCACTACAACCGCCATGTGGGCCGGGATGAGTGAGCACCGCCGGGACCTCGTGAGGGAACGCATGACCGAAGCACTCAAGGCCGCGCTCCCGCACCTGACCGCCGAGCGGGACGGACACACGCCCCAGGAAGCCGCCGCCCACATCCGCACCGCCATGAACGGAGAGAGCCATGACTGACCGCACTGCCACCGGGGAGGCGAGAGAGGCCCTCGACGACCTGCACCTGGCCGCGCACGAGAACGGGCCCACGACGGATCTGTCGACGCACTTCCGCCGCGCGCGTCGCCTGTGGGTCACCGTGGTCGGCGAGCACCATATGGCGTACGGCGAGCCGGTCCCCGCGTGGGACGAGCTCGGCGCCTCCATGCAGTTCATGCTGACCGGCTTCGTGGCCCGTGCCGTGCAGGACGTCCTCGAGGTGGAGCAGGTCATGTACCGGGCGCTCAGCGCCGCGCTCGACCTCGCGGACCGGTGGACCGTAGAAGCCCATCAGCTTCAGGCTGTCCCGAGGCGCACGGGCCAGACCCACGCCGCCGAACGCCTTTGCGCGGCACGAGAACTCCGAGCCGCGCTCGCGGGCGTTGAGGGCGAGGGCTGATGCCGTGGCTGAAGGTCTCGGACGCCAGCGCGACTCACCCGATCGCGCTGGCGGCCATGGAGGCCGACGACGCGGACGACCGCATCGTCAACGAGCTCTTCGGGTTCGTGGCCCGTTGCGCGGTCATGGCGGCTCAGCACGAGCGCGACTACGTGGTCACGGTCGGCACTGCCCGCGTGATGGCCGGTAGCCCGAGGTTCGAGGCGCTCGTGGCGGCCGCGGTGCGTGCGGGGTACTTCGTCGAGACGACGGCGGAGGACGCCGAGGGTGTGCCGCGACGCGCGTTCCGGCTCGTGGAGGAGAAGGACCTCTTCCACATGTTCCTGAAGAAGGAGCGGGCCTGGGAGACGCAGCGCCGCAACGACGTCGCCAACCCCGAGCTGACGGTGCCCGTGCGGCTCCGCGACGGTGACGGCTGCCGCTGGTGCGGCAAGACCGTGGCCTGGCGCGACCGGAAGTCGGGCCGCGGCGCGACCTACGACCACGTGCGCCCGGGGCAGGGCGCGGCCTCGCCCGAGGACCTCGTGGTCGCGTGCCGTTCGTGCAACAGCGCCCGCAAGGACGAGAAGAACACCTCGTTCGACCGGGCCCTGATGCCGCCGCCGAAGCACCCGCTGTACGGCGCGGACACCCTGGCCTTCCTGGCCGAGCACGACGTCGTCCCCGCACCCACCGCCCCCGAGGAGGCTGGCAGCACCACCCCCGCAGCAGAGCAGGCACCGCAGCGCGAGAGCGCGCCGGCGCAGGCGACCGCAGCACCGACCGACGCAGCAGGCAGCACCGCCGGCGACGCGACCGCAGCACCCCGTCAGGGCGTGCGCGACACCGCGTCCCGGCAGGAGCGCCAGCGCGCGGCCCAGGTGCGCGACGCCCGCGGCCCTGGCGAGCCCGCAGCAGTGGCGCCCACTCAGCGCGACGTGGCGCGCCGCCTGCTCGACAAGCGGAAGCAGGAGCGGCTGGAGGCACTGGCCGCCGAGCGGGGCATCCCGCAGCCGGCGCCGGCCACCGAGCGCGCCTGGGTGGACCTCGCCGAGGTCGAGTGGGAGCCGGACGATGCCGGCCCGCCGGGCGTCGGCCCTGATCTGCAGATTCCCGCAGATCGCCAGGCTGAAGGATCTGGATTCCCCGGGTCGGGTCGGGTCGGGTCGGGTCGGGTCGGGTCGGGTCGGGTCGGGACGTGCCTGGACGGGCACGGGCCTGGCTCGGGCTGGGACGTGCCTGGACGGGACGGGAGCGCTGGTGGGTCTGGTGGGGCTGGGAAGGGCTCTGGCAGACGAAGAAGACGGGGAAGACGTGGTGGTCGTGGTCGAGGAGGTGACCGTGGTGAGGGCTGATGAGTACGCGCAGATGATGGCGGCTGGGATGCGGGAGGACGACTTCCAGAGGCAGGTGGAGGGGCTGGCCGAGTCGCTGGGGTGGAAGGTCTATCACACCCACGATTCGCGTCGGTCGCACCGTGGGTGGCCGGACCTCGTGCTCGGCCGCCGCGGCCGGGTGCTGTTCCGGGAGCTGAAGACGATGAAGGGGCGCACGACGCCCGACCAGAAGCAATGGCTCGAGCTGCTCAACGCGGCCGGGCACGACGCGGCCGTGTGGCGGCCGGTCCAGTGGTTCGACCGGACGATCGAGAGGGAGCTGACGTGAGCGAGCTGAGCATGGTGGTGGATCGGCTGACGATGACGACGCCGCAGATGGTGCGCACGTCGGCCGGCCCGGTGGTGGTCCGCGTGGCCCCGCTGCTCGAGGTGTTGCAGGGGATGGTCCATCACCGCACTGCAGGTGCCGGCGGGCGGTCGTCATCGTCGTCGGGGTCAGGCGCACCGCTGGACATGGAGGCGCTGAACCTCATGGTGTCCGTCGAGGAGGAGCTGGTCCACCTGCAGTGGGTGATGCGCTCGGCTCATCCGCCTGCCCGGGCGGAGATGCAGGCGGCGGCTGACCTGTTCCGGGTCCCGTTCGCTGTGGTTGCGGGCCCACCCGCGCCAGGCTTCGGCGGCATGACGGTGTTCGAACGGCTGCGGTGGACCGCGGTGCGGGCGGCCGCGCTAGGCCGGGACGCCGAGGTGCTCGCCGTCGTCCGCGGGTGGGTATCTGCGATCGAGCGGCGCATGGACCCGCCCGTCGTGATCCAGCCGCGCAAGCCGTGCCCGGCGTGCGGGGAGCACATGGCGTGGACGATGGACCCGAGCGTCGACGAGCTGGTGCAGGTGCCGGCCATCTCGGTGGTCGTGGGTGATCGCCCGCGAGGCTGGTGCATCGAGTGCGGCGCGGAGTGGGTGGGCCCCGAGGTCGTGGACCTCGTGGCTCAGTGCGGAGGCTCAACGGAGCTCGCGCGGAACCTGCTTGGCAGATGACCCGCGCAACGTGTACGCTGGGCCTCGCCGGGTAGAAGTCTGCCCCGGCCCTGATCTTCGAGAAGGCCCCGACCCCCACAGGTCGGGGCCTTCGTCGTATCCAGCTGGGTTCCGCGAGTCCGCTTTCACGCTCGCAACAAGGACGGCCATGATGGGCGCTCTTCCCCTAGCCGCACCTGCCCACGGTCCGCGTCGGCGGCGACGCGGACCACCTACTTCCCGGTCGAGGTGACGTGATGCCGTACGCGCTGCGCAAGCCGTGTGCCGAGGCCGGGTGCCCACGGCTCGTGGGCGCGGGCCGCCGGTACTGCGACGAGCACCAGGGATCGTACGAGCGGCGCCGCGGCACGCGGCAGCAGCGCGGGTACGGTCCGGGACACGAGGCCGTCCGGGAGCGGATGCGCCCCGCGGTCGAGGCCGGCACGGCGCTGTGTGTTCGGTGCGGCCGGTACATCAAGCCCGGCGACGCATGGGTGGCGGACCACAACGAGGACCGGTCCGGTTACCTCGGGCCGGCCCACAGGAAGTGCAACGACGCTGCCGGCGGACGCGCGGTACGCCACCGCGGCGCCGCGACACGGTGACGGCACGATCCTCCATCGACCTTCAAGAGGTCGATGCCGAGGCCGCGGCCACCGAGCGAAGGACCGGCCCGACGAACCAGTCGGCACCGGCCCGCGGGGCGAGCTGATCCCGCCAGGCCGACGCTGAAAACCGCATGAACAAGCCGATCCGAACCTGCCGCATCGACGTCCGACCCCCGCGCAGGGGTGGGGGGCCTCCCCCCTCGACGAACAGCCCGGGACCGCCGGGGAGGGATTCCGCTGTCCCCGCAGGTTAGGCCTTTTTGATCAGGGGGTACCCCAGGTGGGCGCGAAGCATCTCTCCGACAAGGACGCCGACCGCGCCGCCGCGTTCATGGCCGAAGTCGCTTCTGTCCTCGGCCTGCCGCAGTGGTCCATCCGCGTAATGGAGAAGCCCTGCGAGAAGGACGCGCAGGCCACCGTGGGCGTCATCCACGGCCGGTACGTCGCAGAGGTGCGCCTCAGCAGGGGATGGACCCACGTCCACCCCGACGAGCAGCGGAACACGCTGGTCCACGAGGTGCTCCACCTCTTCCACCACCGCATCGACGACGTCGTCCTGGCCGCTGAGTCGGCCGTGCCGAAGAAGGCACTCCGCCGACTCCACGACGGCCTCAACGTCGAGCTCGAGTACATGGTGGACCTGCTCACCACCGTCGTGCAGGACATGCCCGCGGTCCGATCCGCCTGGCACCGCCACTACAGCTGACGGCCCGCCGGCCGCGGGAAGGAGCGCCCATGCCCGGCCCCGCCGCGCGCCCCGCGCTCGCCGTCGTCCGCGAAGGCAACCCCGGCCACCGGCCCGTCCCCGAGTCCGTGGTGCTCCCGCCCGCCGACGACTTCCCCGAGCCCTCCTGGGCCCGCGAGTTCCCCGAGGCCAAGGCCCCGAAGAAGCCCGCCGAGCCCGAGCGCGAGCCCGACGAGTCCGTCGAGCACTTCACGCAGCGCCAGTACCGCTGGGAGAAGGCGCTCGCGGTCTACGAGCGGCGCCGGCAGGCGATCAACGGCACCCGGTTCGTCCGCAAGCGGGCGGCCGAGGAGTGGGCACGCGTCGTCCCGGTGCTGCGGAACTCGGTGGGCCTCAGTGAGCCGGATTGGTCGCTCGTCGTGGACTACTGCGTGTGCGTGGCCCGCCTCGAGTGGGCGGAGCACGAGCTCTCCCGGGAGGGTCTGATCGTCATGGGCCAGCGCGGCGCAGCGAAGAACCCGATGACAACGATCGCGGCCCAGTACCGCGCCCAGCTGAAGACCTACGTGCGCGAGCTCGGCCTCTCGCCGGCCGCGCGCACCGGCCTGCCGGCCCGCGAGGACGGCGGCGACGACTTCGATCCTTTCGACTGAGGGAGCTGAGGCGCACCGCCCCTGACGAGGAGGTGCGCCGTGGCCACGAAGAACCTCCTCGACGGGCTGCCCGTGCCGTACGACGCACTCGTGGAGCTCGGGATGAGCCACGAGCAGATCCTCGAGGCGGCCGGTAAGCGACCGCGCACAGTGGCGTTCCAGGCTGACCAGCACCCGGACGCGTGGTTCGACGTCGCCCGCGCGCAGCGTGCGCTGCGCGCGCTCGGGGCGTTCACTCACACGAAGGGCCGCTGGGCCGGCGTTCACCTGCGCCTCGGCCAGGGCCTGGATCCGTGGCAGGTCGTCTGGATCCTCGCCCCCGTCTTCGGCTGGGTCTACTTCGACGCCGAGCTGGACCGCGTCGTGCGCGTGATCCGCCGCGTGTGGGTCGAGATCCCCCGCAAGAACGGCAAGTCGACGATCTCCTCCGCCATCTCCGGCGTCCTGCTCCTGGCGGACCAGGAGCCCGGCGCCGAGGTCTACAACGCGGCCGGCTCGAAGGAGCAGGCCGCGCGCGTGTTCGAGGACGCCAAGCGGATGCTCTCGACGTCGAAGGCCGCGCGCTCGCGGGTGGAGCCGCTGAAGGACGTCGTGCGTGTCCCGCGGACGGCCTCGATCCTGCGGGTGCTCTCGTCCGTGGCGGAGACCGCGCACGGCCTGAACGTGTCCGGCGCCGTCGTGGACGAGGTCCACACGTTGCGCCGCAAGGCCGGCCTCGTGGACGCGCTGGAGACCGGCGTGGGTGCCCGCGACCAGCCGCTACTGCTGTACATCACGACGGCGGACGAGGCCGAGGACGGCACGCCGTACGACGAGAAGCACACGTACACGCTCAACGTGGCCTCCGGGATCATCTCGGACCCCTCGTTCTACGGGGTGGTCTGGGGCGCCGAGGAGGGCGACGACCCGTTCGCGGAGTCGACGTGGGCAAAGGCTTCGCCGGGCTTCCCGAAGTCGCCGAACCGGCGGTACATGGAGACCGAGGCGAAGAAGGCGCGGAACTCCCCGCGCGAGCTCGCTGTCTTCAAGCAGCTCGCGTTGAACCTGCGCACGGCGTCGACGTCGCGGTGGCTGGACATCGGCAAGTGGGACGAGCTCACGGCCCGCCCGGATCGCGCGCGGCTGCGCGGCCGCCGCGCGTGGGCGGGGCTGGACCTCTCGGCGACGTCGGACTTCACGGCGTGGGCGGTCTGGGTGGAGTCCACCCGGCCGGGCTACCAGCTCGAGCTGCTGATCGACTACTGGGTGCCCGAGGACCGTGTGGAGGCTCTGCAGGAACAGCTGCAGGTACCGCTGCAGGCCTGGGTGGACCAGGGCTACGTGCACGCCACCGAGGGCGACGTGATCGACTACGCCGCGGTGAAGGCCAAGGCGGTGGGCGACGCCCGCCACTACGACCTGCAGCGCATCAGCTACGACCGCATGTTCGCCGGCCACATCGTGCAGGAGATCGACCAGGCCGCGCGCGGCGTGGACCTTGTGCCCGTGGGCCAGGGCTTCGTGGGCATCGGTCCCGCGGCCAAGGAGTTCGAGCGGCTGATCAACGGCGGCCTCGTGATCCTGCCTGACGACCCGGTCTCGCGCTGGATGGCGCTGTGGGTCGAGACGAAGACCGACGAGACGGACAACATCCGTCCCGTGAAGCCCAACCGCAGATCCTCGATGCGCCGCATCGACGGCATCCAGGCGGCCGTGACCGGCCTTGACGGCTGGGTGCGCGCCGGCCTCAACACGAAGCCCGAGCGCAAGGTGACCGTCTTCGGCCGCCGCTGAGCCAGAGCACCGAAGGGAGGTGGACCGCATCGACGAGGTGAAGGCTCTGCAGCAGCTGGACCGCCAGCTGACCGAGCGGAAGAAGACGCTGGAGAAGTACGACCAGTACCTCAACCTGGAGCAGCCGCTGAAGTACATGGCGCCCGCGCTGCAGGAAGAGTTCGGCGATCGCCTCACGCAGCTGGTGCTGGACCTCCCGAACGTGATCGTGGAGGCGTACGAGTCCGTTCTGGACGTGCAGGGCTTCACGCTTCCCGGCGGTGATGGCACCTCCGTGGCGCAGGGATCCCGTCCAGGCGTGCAGGGCCGGCCCGGAGAGGCCGTGGTCCCGTCGGCGGCCGCGGGGATCGGTGAGCAGATCCACCAGGTGTGGATGGCCAACGGCATGGCTCAGCAGATGCCCATGCTGCAGACCGAGTCCATCGGCCTGGGCAACGCGTTCATCATCACCGGCCCCGGCGAGTCCGTAGACGACGCGCCGCTGGTGACGGTCGAGTCCCCCATGCAGGTGGTCGCCGTGCGCGATCCGCGCACCCGGCGCATTGCGCGCGCGCTGAAGCGATGGGAGGAGGAGGACGGGTCGGGCAAGATCGAGCAGTGGGCCACGCTCTACCTGCCCGGGCGGCGCGCCACCTTCGTCCAGCGCGGCAAGGACTGGACCGAGGACAGGAAGAACCGCGACGAGCACGACGGGACCTCGACGCGCGTCGTCGCGTTCCCGAACAAGCAGCGTCTGCTCCGCATGGACGGGATGCCCGAGTTCGCCGGCGTGCTCCCCACCCTGGACGCCATCAACAAGATGGCCACGGACATGATGATCTCCGGCGAGTTCCACGCCATGCCGCGTCGCTTCGCTTTCGGCCTGTCCAAGGAGGACTTCCAGGACGAGAACGGCAAGCAGCTCTCCGTCTGGCAGCAGCTGGCCGGCGGCGTCTGGGCCTCCGAGGCCAACGCCTCCGAGGTCAAGGTCGGCCAGTTCGAAGAGGCAGACCTGAAGGTCTTCCACGACTCGATCAAGCTGCTGCTGGCCATCACCTTCATGCAGGTCGCCCTGCCCTCGCACATCTCGGCGTTCCAGGGCGACAACCCGACCTCGGAACCCGCGATCAAGGCCGCCGAGATCCAGAAGACGAAGCGCGCCGAGCGCAAGCAGACCTTCATCGGCGGCGGCCTCGTCGAGGTCATGCGGGACTGCTGGTCCGTCATGGGCCGCCCCGAGGACGAGCTCCGCGGCCTCGAGGTGAACTGGCGCAACCCGGCCACCCCGACCCGTGCCCAGGAAGCCGACGCGGCCGTGAAGCTCGTGCAGGCCGGGGTGATCCCGCCCCAGCAGGCCCGCGTGGACCTGAACTACTCGCCGGCCCAGATGCGGCAGATGGACGAATGGGACAAGCAGAACGCCTCCGACCCGTTCTTCGAGCGCACCATGAGGGACACCGAGAATGTGGACGGCCTCTGAGAAGTACCCGAACCCCACCGTCGCCCACTACCGCCGCGTGCAGCGGCTCCAGGCCGCCGCGCTGCGCCGCGCCGACCGCTACTGGGCGCACGTGGACTCCGGGCACATCTCAGAGTCCTGGGCGGCGCTGCTGCCCCACCTGACCCGGGACGTGACCACGGCCCAGCTCGAGGCCGCGATCGCCGGCGCCACCTACGGCGCTGCCGCGCTCGCGGCCACGGGCACGTGGGAGCCCCCAGCGGGCTTCCTGGACCCCCGCGCGCTCGCAGGCCATGCCCCGGATGGCGCGGACCTGGCCTACATGCTGTACGCGCCGGCGCGCACCGCGAAGATCGGCATCAGCCGAGGCATGACGGAGCGCCACGCGCTCACGTTCGGCCGGGACCAGCTGCGCGCTCTGATGAAGACCACGGTCACGGACGCCGCGCGCGTCGCGGCCGGCGCGGACATGGCCGCCCGGCCACGCGTGCAGGGGTACACCCGGATGCTCAACCCGCCCTCGTGCCCGCGGTGCGTGGTCCTCGCGGGCCGCTTCTACCGCTGGAACGCAGGCTTCCGCCGACACCCGAACTGCGACTGCGTCCACCAGCCCGTGGCCGGCCGCGCCGCGGCCGAGGCCGAGGGCCTGGTCTCCGACCCCTACGAATACTTCGAGGGGCTCACCCAGGCTGAGCAGGACCACTGGTTCGGCAAGGCCAACGCCCAGGCGATCCGCGACGGCGCGGACCTCAACCAGGTCGTGAACGCCCAGCGAGGCACCGGCTACGCCGGCATCTCCAAGGACGGCACCCGCCGCGGCCAGCGCCGCACGGGCACGACGACGGAGGGCACCTCGAAGCGCGGCTACGCCACCTGGGGCGCCGGCGTGAAGGGCTCCCGCGTGACCCCGGAGGCGATCTACCAGCAGGCCGGAAACGATCGAGCCAAGGCGATCGCGCTGCTCGAGCGCAACGGCTACATCGTCCCCGGCGGCCAGGTCCCCGGCGGCTCGATCATCGGTGACCGCGAGGGCCTCGGCGCGCTCGGCCGCGGCGGCACCCGCAAGGGCGCTTCCGAAGCCGTCCGTGCCGCCCGAACCACCGGGGTCCGCGACCCGCGCCAGCGCGCCACCATGACCGAGGCCGAGCGCCGCCGCTCCGACGCGACTCTCCGCTGGGAGGCGGTCCTCGCCGGCCGCAACCCCTACGGCCGCGGCCCGCTCACCCCCGCGCTCGCGGCCACCGCGGAGACGGACTACCGGCGCATCGTCGTCCTCGGCGACGAGGCGGCACGCCTCACCACGAAGAAGGCCGCCCGCGAGGCCGGCTGATCAGACCTCCTCACGCGGCTCGGTGCCGCGCGAGGCAACCCGCGAAGGGAAGGAACCCCATGCACACCAGTCAGATCCCCGCCGCGTTCGCCGCCCGCAAGGGCATCGACCTGGCGGCACCGGGCGGCGTCGAGGCACTGCTCGAGTTCCACCGCGGCTTCTTCGGTGACGCCACCATGCAGGACGACTCCGCCGGCGACGGTCAGCAGGGCGACCCTGCAGCCCCTGCCGGTGAACAGGAGCCTGCCGGCGACGGCGGCGACGAGCAGCTCGGCGAGCCGGGCAAGAAGGCGCTCACCGCGGAGCGAGAGGCCAACCGGCAGCTCCGCTCCGAGCTCACGGACCTGCAGAAGCGGCTGAAGGACTACGAGGACCGCGACAAGACGGCCGAGCAGAAGCAGGCAGAGCACCTCACAGAGCTCGAGCAGCAGGCCGCGACGGCCAAGAGCTCCCTCGCCGAGAAGGACGCCCTGCTCCTGCGCTACCAGGTGGCCGCCGAGAAGGGCCTCGACCTCAGCGCCGCGGAGCGACTCCGCGGGGCCACGAAGGAAGAGATCGCCGCGGACGCCGACGACTGGATCAGCACCTGGGGCACGGGCAAGACCCCCGCCCGGCAGCACGTGCCGGATCCCGGTCAGGGCCCCCGCCACACGCCCAAGGAGGACGACTACTCCGTGGGCCAGGCCCGCGCCCGCCAGCGCTTCGGCACCCCGAACACCTGACCGCCGGCCACGGCCGGCACCCCGAACACCTGACCGCCGGCTGAGCCCGGCATCCGTCCCAAGGAGGACCCCATGGACATCAGCGTCCGCAAGGACACCGTGCTCAGCGAGAACCGCTCGTGGCTCGGCTCCGCCCACGGCACCGAGGCCACCCGCACGGTGACCCTCGACACCGGCAAGTTCACCGGCAACAAGGTCTCGAACGGCTCGATCCTCTCCGGGCTCGTGCTCGGCCGGATCACCGCGACCGGCCTCTACGGCCCCTACGACAACGCGGCCACCGACGGCCGCGAGGTCGCCGCCGGCTTCCTGTTCAACACGATCCCCGTCCCCGCCGGCGCCACCAAGGTGGGCGCTCCCCTCATGGAGCACGGCGTGGTCATCGAGGCGAAGCTCCCGACCGGAAACGGCCTGGACACCGCCGCGAAGACCGACATGGCCGGCCGCATCATCACCCGCTGAGACCGAGAGGACTGACCCATGGCTCAGATCATCGACCTCGTGCCGCCCCCGGCACTCACCGCCTACGTCCGTGAGGTCCCGTCCCCGACGGCGTGGATCCTCAACCGCTTCCTCCCCGACGTCCTCGTCCCGGACATCGAGGCCGGCATCGACCGCACCATCAAGCGCAACCGCGCCGCGGCGTTCCGCACCTACGACGCCGAGTCGCCGATCGGCGCCCGTTCGCCCTTCGAGCGCTCGCGGGTGACCCTGCCCCCGATCTCGGAGAAGATCCCGCTGGGCGAGCACGAGCGGCTGCAGCTGGAGCGCATCCGCTCCGGTGGTAGCGGGAACACGGCGCAGCTCGTGGACCAGGTGTACGACGACGGCGCGAACCTCGCTGGGTCCATCCAGGCCCGCATGGAGCTCGCGCGCGGCGACGTCCTCACGGACGGCAAGTTCACCCTGGCCAACGAGAACGGGCTCACCCTGGAGGCCGACTTCGGCCTGCCGGCCGAGCACCTCGTGGCACCCTCCGTCCTCTGGTCGGACCGCGAGAACGCGACCCCGGTCTCGGACCTGGAGGCCTGGGCCGACCAGTACGAGGAGGCCACCGGCGAGCGGCCCGGCTACGTCGTGATGTCCCGCACCGCCAAGGCCCACCTCATGGCCTCCGTGGAGGCCCGCTCCCTGGCCGGCCTGACCGGCCCGGGCATGGTGGCCACGCTGGACAACAACCAGCTCGGCTCCATCCTGGCCGCCCGCGACCTGCCCGAGATCGTCGTCTACTCCGCGCAGATCGACGTCAACGGCACCGCGACCCGGCCATCGCGGCCGACCGCGTGGTCATGCTGCCGACCAACGCCCGCGACCTGGGCTACACCGCCTGGGGCATCACCGCCGAGTCCCTGGAGTTCGCGGCCTCGAACAGCGGCGTGCTCGGCTTCGAGCAGCTGCCCGGCCTGTTCGCGTCCGTCCTGAAGGAGTTCGACCCGGTCCGCACCTGGACCAAGGTCTCCGGCGTCGGCATGCCGCTCATCGAGCAGCCCCACCGGCTCCTCGTCGCGGACGTCTACTGATCGGAGGTCCCGTGATGGCTGACGACGTCCTGCAGTACACCGTGACCGACCACGCCACCGGCACCCGCTACGTGGTCGGCACGGTCCCCCCGGAGAAGTTCCTGCAGCACCTGCGCAAGCACAACCCGCGGGCGCTGGGCGCCGCGCCGGCCGGGCACATCAGCCCGGCCGGTGCGGTGACCATCTCCACGGAGGTCACCACCACCCAGACCGTCACCGAGGACCCCGAGGACACCGGCCCCGCCGTGTACCCCGAGGGCGCCCCGGATGACACCTGGACCGTGAAGGACCTGCGTGCCTGGGCCAAGGCCAACGACCTCACCCTCGGTGAGGCCAAGGCCAAGCCCCAGATCCTCGAGGTCATCGCCGAGCACCTCGGCGAGACCTCCCCGACCGTCGACGAGTCCTCCAACGAGGAGCACGACGACACCCGCACGGACTCCCCCGAGTCCGAGTGACCCCAGGAGGTGAGCAGCCGTGACCGGAATCCTCAACGCCGACCAGGAGACTGTCGAGAAGTTCTTGCTGCGGCCGCTCACCTCCCAGGAGGCCACCTACGTGGACGGCCTCCTCAACACGGCGTGGTTCCGCCTTCTCCTGGCACTTCCCTCGCTCCCGGCCCGCCTCGCGGCCAAGGAGCTCGAGCAGACGATCGTGGACGACGTGGTCGGCGAGATGGTCGCCAACGTCTTCAAGAACCCCAGCGGCGCCCGCTCCCGCACGACGACGATCAACGAGTCGATGTCCCTGGACGACTACTCCGAGCAGACGCAGACCTCCACCCAGGAGACCATCGACCGCGCGCTCGCGGAGGGGATGCTCTACCCCACGGAGTCCCAGCTGGCCCTGCTGCGGCCGGCGCGCGCGGGCGCATTCACGATCCGGCCGGGTGCCTGATGCGCAGCCCGGAGGAGATCGAGGCGTGCCTGCTGCGTGGGCGCGCGGCCGCGGAGGCGCTGATGACCACCAGGGTGCGCGTGCACAGGGCCACGGGCCGCAAGACCACGGACCCGCGCACGGGCGTCGTCACCGTCGAGACCAGCGTGGTCTACGGCGACGGTCCGGACGGCGACGTCGGCAAGGTGCAGACCGGCGCCGGCGGCCCACGGGGCCGGGAGGATGTGGCCGGCCGCTTCGCTGTCGTCGAGGGCCCCCAAGTGGATCTGCCGGTCCGCTCGCGGTGCGTCGCGGGCGACATCGTCGAGGTCCTTGCCTCGCGCATGGACCCTGACCTCGTCGGACTGCGCATGGAGCTGCGTGAACTGGACCGTGGCGAGTACCGCACGGCAGACCGCTGGTCAGCGGAGCTGGTGACCCGATGAACGGGTCCGAGGAGCTTCGCGCGTACGCGACGAACCTGGGCCGTATCGGCCTCGAGGTGGCCGGTGAGGTCGACAAGGTGCTCAAGCGCGGCGCCCAGAACATCAAGACCGGGCTGCAGGAGAACCTGCGGGAGTCGAAGCACTTCCGGCAGGTGGCCGCCTCGATCAGCTACGACCAGATCGGCGATGTCCGCGCGCTCGGCTACGAGGTCGGCCCGGACAAGGACCGGCACGCCGGAGCGCTGGCGAACGTCGCGTTCTTCGGCACCTCCCGCGGCGGCGGCACGGTGGACTTCGAGGGGCCGCTGCGCGAGGAGGAGCCTCGCCTGGTCGGGCACCTGCAGGAGCTGCTCGGCCGGATGGGAGGGGACCTGTGACTCTCTCCGCTCACGAGGAGCTGCTGCAGCTGCTGGCCGGCACCGGGTTCACGGTGCACGACGGCGAGGTCCCCGCCATGCCGGCATACCCGTACGTGCTGGTGACCCCGCGCCGCCCGTGGATCCGTGACCGCGCGCTCTCTCGCGCCCGGCATGGTCGCCGCGTCTCGTGGCTGCTCACGGTGGCCGGCCTGTCCTCAGCCGCGGTCCTCGTGCTCGTCGACGGGTGCGTCTCCGCACTGGACGGCGGCCGCGTCCTGGGGCAGCGGCTGGAACTCGAACCAGGCGGTACGGACGTCCTCACAGACGACGAAACCGCCCCTGATGGCCAGATCGTGCACTTCGCGAAGCTGCAGTTCGGCCTCACGCTCCCCGCCTGACCTGGGCCGGGGTGATCGCCCCGCACGCCGGGGACCCCATGGAAGGAGGCCCCCGTGTTCGTGCGCGTCCGCGACAAGGACACCGGCCATCAGTTCGACGTCGCCGAGACCGATCCACGGATCGGCGGGCCCTTCGAGCTGCTCAACCGCAAGACCTACCCGCCCTCGCCGGTGATCCGGCCGGCGAAGCACCGCCTCCGGCCCGCCGGGGCGGCATCCACCCCCAAGACCGAGTCCGCTGAGGCGGGCATGACCGACAAGGAGGCCTGACATGGCCGGCACCGAGATCCCCAGCACCCCCGCCGACGGCAACATGCTCGTCCTCGACGTCCCGGCCATCGCGGACGTCGACAAGCCCACCATCGCCGAGCTCACCGCGTCGTCCGCGGTGGACCTCTCCTGCTACCTGACCGGTGACGGCTGGTCGCCGTCCAAGGAGCAGGCCTCGATCGCGGACGAGCGCCTGTGCTCCACGGAGACCTTCGAGCGCCCGGGCCGCAAGACCCGCAGCCTCGAGGTCACCTACATCGACAACACCAACTCGCCGTACGAGACCGAGTTCAACAAGGCCGTGGACACGCTCGTGGAGGGCACGGACCACTACCTCGTGACCCGCCGCGGCGTGCCGTACGAGGAGCCGCTCGCGGTCGGCCAGGTCGTGGAGATCTGGCCCGTCACCGCCGGCGAGCAGCGCGAGGTCGCCATCGAGGCGAACTCGGTGACGCGCACGGTCCAGAAGCTCTTCGTCCGCGGGCCCGTGCGCCGCGCGGTCGTCGCGGCCTGATGAACCCCGCGAGGGTGTCGCCTTTGGGAAGGGCGCGGCACCCTCGCGGGCACTCCCTTCCCTCGCCCTCCCCGGAATGGAGCCCACCGTGGCACTGCACATCAAGCGCGCCGAGCGCGTCGTCGAGGTCTGCCTGGACGGCACCCTCACCGCCGATTGGGAGCTGACCCGCGCGAAGGTCAAGGACCTCCTCACCGAGGCCAAGCGCGTGACCGGGCAGGTCAACGCTCAGCCGCAGGACGACCGCCTCAACCGGCGCAAGACCCCCGCCGAGAAGCGCATGGCCGAGATCGAGAAGGAGCTGGCCGACCTCAACGAGAAGGCCGAGTCCCTCGCGTCCGCCGCGCTCGAGCAGACCGTGCTGTTCCGGCTGCGCGCTCTGCCGCGGCCCGTCTGG